CAGCAGTTGTACCCGTCAGTCAGCCAGCGTCTGCGCAGAAAGAAAGATGAGCATAGAGCAGAGGCGCTGCTGATGGCGGCATATGCGGAGGCGCTGGGATGAAGTACGGCAGCGTATGCAGCGGCGTTGAGGCGGCAACAGTTGCTTGGCATGGGCTGGGCTGGGAACCTCAATGGTTTTCCGAGATTGAGAAATTTCCGTCAGCGGTATTGGCGCATCATTATCCAGATGTGCCGAATTACGGCGATATGACAGCATTTAAAGGATGGCCCAATGACAGATCAATTGACCTTCTGGTCGGAGGAACCCCCTGCCAAAGTTTCTCAGTCGCAGGACTTCGCAAAGGATTGGACGATCCGCGTGGCAACCTCATGCTTACCTTCCTTGCAATTGCTGAACAGTATCGCCCCCGATGGCTGGTCTGGGAGAACGTCCCCGGCGTCCTGTCATCTAACCGAGGAAAAGATTTTGGAACCCTGCTCGGAGCGATGGGGGAAATCGGGTATGGGTTCGCATACAGAATTTGTGACGCTCAATATTGGGGAGTTCCACAAAGACGCCGACGTGTGTTCGTTGTCGGACATATTGGAGATTGGCAACGTGCCGCAGCGGTTTTATTTGAGCGCCACAGCTTGCAGGGGCATCCTGCGCCGAGCCGAAAAGCGCGGCAAGAAACTGCCGGAACAATTGCAGCATGCTCTTTTAGCGGTGGCGCAGGGGGCAGACCAGACGGTGCAGCCGTAAATCATTTCGTGCCAATTGGCAACGTGCAAGACGGGTCTGTCACCACGCTGTCCAGCCGCGAATACAAAGGGCTGTCGTGTGGCCGTGATGGCATGACAAGCGCAGCCGTCATCGCTTTCCCCGCGCAAATGAGCGGAACGCAGGCAGCAAGCGCGCAGAACATTTCACCAACGCTGTCAGTGACGCATGAGACAGCGGTGGCAATATCTGACCCCGCGCGCACATTATCCGCACGGCACGATAGTAGCCCCTGCCATGACCGCGGCCCAAATTTTTTAGCGCAAGCCAGCGCAGTACGCCGCCTGACGCCCGTTGAATGCGAGCGGCTGCAAGGCTTCCCCGATAATTACACGCAGATCCCCTGGCGCAACAAGCCAGCCGAAAATTGCCCTGATGGGCCACGCTACAAGGCGATGGGCAACAGCATGGCTGTGCCGGTCATGCGCTGGATCGGTGAGCGGATCAGCATGGTGGACGCGCTATGATCACATGCCCGGAATGCCACGGCGATAAGTACATCACAATCACGCTGTACCACCGTCAGGGCTTTGGCCGGGACATTGGATACGAGGAAGATGGGCGGAGGGAAGAATGTCCTGACTGCCAAGGTGAAGGTCAAATCGAGGGAGATACCGATGACCAAGAGTGAAGCAGAAGAAAAAGGCAAAGCAGTAATTGCTTACATTGAAACCACTTGCGACAAAGAAACTAAATGGGCGCATGACGTGCTGGCGGCTACCGTGCGCAACAAAGCAGCGGCCAAAGATGTACGCTATGAGGCTCACGATTTTATCAAAGGCGTTACAAATAAGTATCAGCGTTTTGTTGATGACATCTATGCAATCATCGACATGGTGCCAGAAGAATATAGCCTCGACGCGCGCACCAGAGATGAGGTGGAAAACCCTGTTGAATTGCCAAGCGTTCCCAAAGTTAATGAGTTAGATATTTTAGACGCTATTAAAAAAAATCACGAAGGCAAAAACACAAAAAGCCGCGCTGTAGCAGTGGTATTGCGTGAGTTGACAAGCCGCCCACCAGCAAAACTTTTTGACCTCAAGTTAGAGCATTGGCTGCGGCACCAAAACTGTGGCCGCAAAACATCTAACTTTATCATGCAAACGCTGGCAAATATGCGCGGTGCAGCATGATCACAACAGAAACAAACGAGCAATACCACGCCAACGATGCCATTGGCAGCACCAGCGTGAAGTCTGTCGCCCTTAACAGCGTGGCCCATTGGTTTGGCACTGAGGTTAAATCATCGCCAGCTATGCAGTTTGGTAGCGCTGTTCATGCAAACTTTCTGGAACCTCAGAAAAACCTTGTTCACCGGGGGCCAGAGACAAGGCGCGGCAAGGCGTGGACTGAACTTGAGGAAGGCATGGGGCCAGACGAGATCCTGTTGCCTGTCGCAGAATACCACCGCGCAGAAAAGGCCACGCAAGCATTGCACGACAACATGCAAGTGGAAGAGATGTGGTCAATGGACGGCTGGCAGACTGAGCGCAGTATATATGTGACATGCCCGGAGACAAAGCTGGATCTGAAGTGCAAGCCTGATGCGTTTAACGAAAGGCTGCGCACGCTGATGGATGTCAAAACATGCCAGACAGCAGCGCCAGCCGCTTGGCAATCAGTGTACGGGCCGTTTTTTAAGTTTGGGTATCACATCCAAATGGCGTTTTACCTGTACGTCTGCGGCATTGAAGGCATCAAGGTAGACACCGCCAACATCTTTGCTGTCGAAAGCAACGCGCCACATGCAGTGCAGTGTTTCAACATCAGCCTTCTGACCCAACGGCACGGTCACGCCATCATGTTGGATACGCTGAAGCTGATCGCAGAAGCCAAGGAAGCTGGCGAGTACACAACTGGCTGGCCTGATTGGGTTGAGCTGTGAGCGTGTCTGACAAATAAACTTATTAAACCCGTATTGACAGAGCGTTTCTATGTGCGGGTTTAAGCTGACCATACAAGTCTAAATATAACCTATACAGACAACACAGGAGATACATATGTCTGATTTTAAAGAGCATCTGCTAACTGGGGTCGAACTATCCAACCCCAGGCTGAACCAAATCTACCGCTATGACCCGCAGTTCAAACGCGAAGATGGCGGCATGGGCAAGAGCATCCCAGCCACTGCCGATGAACACAATGCAGGCTGGGCTGTGGGCATTGTCATGGACAAAGCTGAAGCCACAGAGTTCTGGAACGTAGCCAAGGCGCACTTCAAAGAAAGAATGCCTAAAGAAAAGTTTGCCGCGATCCACAGCTATCGGGATCTGGATGACGGGCGCATCCGCTTCACTGCCAAACGCAACGCAAAATCTAAAAAGGGCGCATACGCTACCGAGCCAAAGATGATTGACCACAACATGGAGCCGCTGACTGACCGGGCAATCTGGGGCGGCAGCAAAGGCAACATCAAGGTAACAATGCTGCCGACAATGAACCCATCTAAAAAGGAATGGGGCATATCGCTGTTCATTGCTGTCGTGCAGGTCACAGAGGCCATCTATGGCGGCGGTGGTGACGATCTGGATGGGTTCACAAGGACAGCGCCAGCAAACAATCCAATGGCCGTGCAAGACAACCCTGACAACCCGTATGGCTTGCCAGATCTGCCAGAGCAACCAACGCCCAGCAAGCAGCCAGCAATCGATGACGATCTGGACGATGAAATTCCGTTCTGATGTCAGCGATCCGCAAATACGCCACCAGATCTGCCAGAGCAACCAACGCCCAGCAAGCAGCCAGCAATCGATGACGATCTGGACGATGAAATTCCGTTCTGATGTCAGCGATCCGCAAATACGCCAGCAAAGCGCATCGCAAGATTGCCAAGGTAATCGGGCTGGCTCTGATTGCCGGGGATAGCCACGCATGGCTGCAAGCAAAGCTGCTGATGCGTGTTCACCTGACGGCACCAGAGCGCGCTGCGCTGGCATTTGCAAGCATGGCATCATTGGACAAAGACCAGCGCGATGCTGTCGCGCGGTCAACCATCCCGGCTGTCTTGCTGGGGCCACCGTTGCCCACACTGGATGACCTCAAGGATGACGCAGCTTGGTGGGCCAGCAACGCCGAGGACAGCGAACTGCAAGTGTACCTGATGGCGATCTTCAACGCGCTGCCAGCAGACAAGCAGCAAGCATTTACCAAACACATAACAACAAGGACGGCAGCATGACCGAGATCCACAGCTTTGCCGAGATAGACGCATCACTGCGCAGTATTGACACAGGCGAACCAGCGACAGCCAAGCGACGATTGTTTGCATCAGCCGCACGGTTCCAAAACAGGGCCGTCAAGCCTAGAGAATGGCTGGTTGAAGGCTTCATACCAAACGGCACAGTTACCCTGCTAGGCGGGGATGGCGGCTCTGGCAAATCGCTGCTGGCCATGATGCTGGCAATCGCAACAGCGTCCACAAAGGATGTCAGATGGCTAGGCAGGTTGCCCGTGCAAGGCCCAGCGATCTACTGCGGGGCAGAGGATGACATTGATGAAATGCACCGAAGAATGTCAGACATCACAGATGCCAACTTCATACAATTTACAGACCTAGAAAGGCTGCACGTCTGCTCACTGGCTGGCCAAGATGCCCTGCTGGCAGTCGAAAACCCCAAAACAAAAGTGCTGGACGCGACAAGATCGAAGCAGAACGGCCATCACTGGTGGTCTTTGACACACTGGCAGACCTGTTTGGTGCCAATGAAAACGACAGAGCGCTGGCCAGGCAGTTCATAGGGATGCTCCGGGGGCTGGCAATACAGTTCAACTGTGCTGTCGTGCTGCTGGCACACCCGTCATTGTCTGGCATGACAAGCGGATCAGGCACCAGTGGCAGCACAGCGTGGAACAACTCTGTCAGATCGCGGCTGTACGTTGAGAGGGTGTTCCAAGACGGCTACGAGGCTGACCACAATGCGCGCAAGCTGTCAGTCAAGAAAGCCAACTATGGCACCACTGGCGACGAAATCCTGATGGCGTGGAAAGATGGTGTCTTTGAGGCTGACAAGGTCGAAACAGGGCTGGATAAGATGGCCGTGAATGCCAAGGCAGAGCGCGTGTTTCTCAAGCTGCTGGATCAGGTCAACGGGCAAGGACGCAGGGTTAACCCGTCTGCCGGGGCCAACTTTGCGCCCAAGCTGTTCAGCGGAATGCCAGACAATGAAGGCGTGGTTAAACGTGGCTTCAAAGGGGCGATGGAAAGGCTACTGAGCAAAGAAAGTATCGTCATTGTCACCGACAATGCCAACCCAAAGAGGCCCAAATCGCACATTGAGAGGGCAAAATAGGTGACATTCTCAAAAACTGATAAAACAGGGCAAAAAGGGTGCAAACCCCCTGCAAACCCCTTGCATACCCCCTGCAAACCCCCTGCGCACATAGTTACCCATGAAAACGTGCAAACCCCCTGCAAACCCCCTGCAAACCCCCCAAATACCCCCTGCGTACATACTCCCCACACCCCTATAGGGTTACACACCCCCCTGAAGGGTGGGGGTATACCCCAAGGTAAGGTGATTGAAGGGCTGACCTTTCTTCTAAAGCAACATGGTTTCGATGCAACTGTGTCTGTGCGCAATGGGTTCAGTGTTGATCTTTCTTCTAAGAAAAAATGTATGCCTGACGCGGCGCTGCTGGCTACAGCAGATTTCGATAGGCTCTTAGCAGGCATCCACAGCATCGATGAACTCAACGGCTTGGCCAATCGCAGACGGCATCTGCGCAACCAGGATCTACAGCGCTGGTCTGAGCAGCAGCGGCAAGCAATCATCCACAGAAAATATCAACTAGAACAGGAGCAAAAAAAATGACAACCAATACAGATCTAATTTTACAACGTACAACACAGCGTCTACCCGTTGACGTGCTGTTGCCCGGTCAAGAGGCAGCACTCGGCAAGGCAATGCTGGAGTTTGAACGTGAGCAAGCAAAGCAAGTTAGACGCCAAGTGCTGCCAGCAGATCGGACATACGTCAGGCGTCAAGTAAACGATGACGCAATCAATTTGCTAAACGAAATGCGCAAGGCTGGCCCATGCACGGCAAAGTATTTGGCAGAGCGCTTATCAATCAGCACACACAAGTCAGCCAACCTGATCAAGTCACTGACTGTCGCCGGGTTGGCGGAGAAGGTGTGCATCACCAGACGCAGCACCGTGCAGGAGGATAACCTGCCGTATCTCACAGGGCATCGTGAGAGAAATGATTGCTGGGTGTACAAGGCGTATGAGCAATGAAAGCGCTGGAGGCATTAGAGCGCGCAATCAGCTTGGTGACAGGTCGGCGCGCGCAAGACTACGGGGATGCCGAGGCCAGCTTTCAACGCATCGCTGACGGCTGGAATATTATCGTGCGATCAGCCGATGGTGATCTGACCCCGGCGCATGTCGCATTGATGATGGATTGGATGAAGTCAGCAAGGCTGCTCCAGAGCATAAATCACGCCGATTCTTGGGTGGACAAGGCAGGGTACGCAGGATTAGGCGCGCAGTTAGCCCTGAGAGAGCCTGAGAGGCCTTCTACAGCGCCATCTAAGGCTAACGGTAAGGGTGTCATCCGGCCAGACGATATACGGCCTGAGAGCCGCGATTATTCACAAGGTTAAATTATGGTCAGAAAGAAGAAAAAGTCCAAGCCGCTGAACGCGCCGAAAAGCCGTGCTGATCACGGCACACCAGAGGCGCTGAAACAGGCTGACGGTGTGCAGTATGAAACCGTGGATGGTGGCAGGTTAGGCAGTGTCAAACGGGCGTACATCAGCAGGCAAACACCAATGGATCGATACAAGGCAAGGGGGCTGGTGACGCAAAGGCAATACGATGCAGCCCATGCGTTTTTTGTGCTTTACGATAAGACGCGGCAGGCTGGCAGGGTCACGTCAAATTACGACAGGATCATCGTCGATGGCGGTGGATCTGGCAGCGGGATCAATGAATATGCGTTTAGCGATTACATCAATCTGAGCCACAAGCTGGGCTATGATTATGTCAGTGTTGTCCGGGCAGTGGTGGTCGAATGTGAAAGCGCAAATAGCTGGGCAAAACGGTACAGATTGCCGCCAAGGATGGGCATCGAAAGACTGCGTGATGGCTTGGATAAACTGGCGCAGATCATGGGCATATCGTGAGGGCGGCGGTGTAATTGGATAAATTAACAGCGGAACGCAGGTAGACGTTTGTGTTAAGCCGCCCTCAACGCGGTCATAGCATAAGTGCAACGCAAACTAAATATGCTGCATACAAATAAAATCTATTTACCATGTAACACCTGATGTGCAATGGGATGCTACAATAGCATTCCCTGTGTTGGTTCACTGGCGTCCTTTCGAGGGCGCTTTTTTTTGTTGGAGGGTCGCATGATTAAAAAATCAAAGACCGTCAACAAACGTGTCATGCAGAAGATTGTAGACAAGCTGGCTGAAGGCATAACGCTGACTGAGATTTGTCAAGCTGATGACATGCCAAGCTATCGATCAATTACACGCGCTGTGCAATTGGATGAGGATCTGTGGGAACTGTATCGCAAGGGCCGAGTGCAACAGGCTGAGTTTTACACCGACAGGATCAACCAGTTGGCTATGTCTCCGCTGCCTGACGTGGATGATCAGCGCAAGCTACATGCTGAGGTCAACAGAAGAAAGCTAGAGATTGAAACGCTGAAATGGACAACATCGCGGAACCAGCCTCATGGCGTGAGGGACAAGAAAGAAGATGCACCACAACAGCAAGCCATCACAATATCATGGGCTGGTGGTGACGTTGACGTGAGTGCAGATGGTGCCTAAAAGTCCTGTATATCAGTCATCCAGCGTGACCGAACTACGCGCGCAAAGATCGGCATCAATTGCCCCCCCCATCATTGTCATAATGATAACTCGCAGCGCTCGAAACAGCTAAGTTGTTGTAAACAAACGATAACACTGTTAACATAATATCGATTATGCGAACAACAACACCTTATGGTTGTTTTTGGAAATCCCAAACCCCACCCCCGCAAGAAATTTCCGCCCCTGTCTATAGCGTAGAACCCGACCCAAAATCTCACACATCCACTGCCAGCGGAGGCCAACCCCTGTGGACATCGTAATCCCATATGCGCCGCGTCCTCTGCAGGCCAGCTTGCATGACGAGATGCAGGCGAAGCGCTGGGGCGTTGTGGTTTGCCACCGTCGATTCGGAAAAACCGTGTGGGCCATCAATCACATCCTGCGTGATTGCATTATGTCCACCAAGTCCAACCCCCGCTATGCATATATGGCCCCGACCTACCGTCAGGCTAAGAATGTAGCTTGGGATTACCTCAAGCAGTTTGCTGGCAAGATCCCAGGCGTCCGCTTCCACGAGACTGAACTCAGATGCGATCTACCCACTGGCGGCAGGATCAGCCTGCTGGGCGCCGAGAACCCCGACAGTTTACGCGGCATATACCTTGACGGCTGCGTGATGGACGAAGTTGCGCAGATGCCTGAGAATGTCTTTCCTGAAGTCATCAGGCCAGCCCTGTCTGACCGCAAAGGCTGGGCCACCTTTGTTGGCACCCCGGCTGGCCACAACGCGTTCTTTGATTTGTTTGAGCAAGCCACCGCTGACGATGATTGGCTGTGCGTAGTTAACAAGGCGTCAGAGACAGGCTTGCTGGATCAAGACGAGTTAGACGCTGCCCAGCGCATGATGTCTGCTGATCAGTACGCGCAAGAATTTGAATGCTCTTGGAATGCCAATGTTCCCGGCGCAATCTACGGCAAGGAACTTGAGACAGCGCAAACCGAGGGCCGCATCTGCAACGTCCCGGCTGACCCGGCACACAAAGTTGACACCTTCTGGGATCTTGGCGTTGGTGATAGCACGTCAATTTGGTTCACCCAAACTGTTGGCAGGGCAATCCATGTGATTGATTTCTACGAGGCGCGCAACGAAGGCTTGCCGCACTACTGCAAGATGTTGACTGATCGGCGGTATGTTTATGGCGATCACCACGCCCCGCACGACATTGAAGTCAGAGAACTTGGCTCAGGCAAATCACGGCGTGAGATCGCGTGGGATCTTGGCTTGAATTTCCGCGTAGTGCCTAAGCTACCTTTAGAGGACGGCATTCACGCCGCACAGATGCTTATACCCCGGTGTTACTTTGATCGAGAGCGCACCAAAGACGGGCTTGAGGCATTGAGACAATACCACCGGGCTTACAACGAGCGCACCAGATCGTTCAGAGCATCCCCTGTGCATGATTGGTCATCTCATGCCAGCGATAGTTTTAGATACCTTGCAGTAGGAATGCGGCAACCCCGCGATCATCAGCGTGTTCCGCAGCGTCAGGCTGTCATGGAATACAACCCGTTCGCGGCGTAGTTAGGAGATAGATATGGGTACAATGGCATCAGCAGCGGCGAATGATTTTGCGATTGGCGTTGGCTTGAAGGATGATCCCGGCCCAACACCGCGTGATGATATGGCAGGCAGAAAGTCATCTTACCAGCGCCGTACTGCGGCCACCGTGGAACGTGAGAGAAAACGCAACAACCCTTCTGCTTTATACAAAGAAGATGACCGCCCCCGCCAACCCGCACCAGTCCGTGCAGCCCCTGCTGTCAACTACAACATAGCCCCGGTTGGCGCTGCCCCATCTGTGCCTGACCCGAACGCCATTGGCGCAACTGAGCAAGCCTTATTAGACCAACAGAAAGCAGGCCGCTCATCCACGATTGCCACGAGCAGCCGGGGCTTGCTGTCTGACGAGGATGACACACGCAAGAAGCGCAGCCTCATGGGTGGATTAATATCATGATGATGAACAAGAAAAACATCGCTGGCGAAATGGGTGCCAAGGCATCCCAGCCTGCCAAGCGCCGCCAGACTGTTGATCCATTGGAGCGCGCAAGCCAGAAGATGGAAGGCAGAATGAAGGGCGGTGATCCCAAGAAGGCCAAGCGCAAATCAATGATGAATAGCTACGGGCTGTCCTGATGCAGATTTCCCCGATGATTGCGCAGCTTGATCGGCGCTTTAAGCAGTTGCAGTCTCAGCGCAGCAATTGGGAAAGCCACTGGCAGGAACTGGCAGATTACATGCTGCCGCGCAAAGCCGAGATAACCCGGAAGCGCACGCAAGGCGATAAGCGCACCGAACGGATCTTTGACGGCACCGCAATCCACGCTGTCGAACTGCTGGCGTCTAGCTTGCATGGTATGCTCACGTCACCATCCACCCCATGGTTTTCCATGCGTTACCGCAATCCAGCGCTGCAAGGTGATGATGAAGCCAACGAATGGCTAGAGTTGGCCATCGATCAGATGTATCAGGCGTTTAACCGCAGCAACTTTCAGCAAGAAATTCACGAGTTGTATTATGATCTGGTAACCTTTGGCACTGCTGCCATATACGTCACTGGCGATAAGGAAGGCTTACAGTTCAGCAGCCGCCACATTGCTGAGATCTACATCTCACAGAACGCCAAAGACCAGGTTGATACGGTTTACCGCAAGTTCAAGCTGACGGCCCGTGCAATGGAGCAACAATTCGGCGCAGATGCTTTACCTGCTCAGTGCATTAAGGATCTGAAAGA